GGGCCTGTTGCTGGCGCAGCGTTAGGTGGTCTTGCCGGACTGTTTGGGAGGTAATCATGTCTACTAGCAACTTCCTTGGTGGTTTATTTGGGCAGATGCCTTCTTACATCGGTGGCTTACTAAGCCCCGAAGAACAAGAGAAGCTCAAACAAGAAGCGCAAAACCAAGGGGTGCTAAACCTTGGTCTTAGTCTGTTGGCGGGGTCAGGAAGAAGTCCTGTACGCAGAACAACGGGAGAACTTGTAGCCCAAGGGCTACAGGCAGGCCAACAAGCCTACCGTGGTGCTACTCAGCAGGCAATCCAGGACAAGATGTTGGGGTTGCAATTTGCTGAAATGGCTCGCAAACAAAAGGCAATGGAAATAGCAAGGGAACAGTTGCCTAAACTTGTTCAAACCACCGAGATACCTGGGGCGCAGATTCCTCTTCCGGTTCCAATGGATGAAGAGGGTAACGTCATGCCAGAGGCGCGTATGCCTAGTCAAATTACGCGAGCAATTAATCCGGAAGCCTCTTCTGCGCTTCGTCAGGCGTTAGATCCTAAGCAATACGCAGACCTAATGAAGGCAGTGCAAACAGAGATTGGCATTAACGCGCCACAGTACAAAATAATTGGTAATCAGGTCGTTGCTATTACGCCAAATCAAGAGCCGAGAGTGGTATTTAGCGGCGAAAAAAATCTTACATTCCAGTCAGTTGACGGGAAGGTTGTTGGCTTAAACCCAACTACAGGACAAAAAGTTGTAGAGCATAAAGTCGGTGGCAAAACTGGCTTAAACGATGTTGGCAAGGTTTACGCCGCCGTTAGATTCCCTGGCGTAGATGAGGCAAATCTTAGCGGAGAACAATTAGCCGAGGCTTTCAATTATTCGCAAATGCCGAACGCTATTGATGCAGCAAAAGCAGCGCAAGACAATTTGCGATTACAAGCAGAAACGGGGTTAACGGGGCCAGCACCTCAAGCTAGACCGGCTCTTGTGGCTCCGGCTAGGCAAGCACCGCAAGCAGCACCGCAAGCAATGCCGCGAGCAGCTATGCCAGTACAACCTGCTCCTCAAACAGCACAACCCGCGCCGCAGCCAACCCAAACTGCGCCACAACAAGCATTGCAAGCACCTGTTGCTGGAGAACCTGCTTATACGCAATCAACGGTAGACAACCCAACGGTTGTTAACCCTGCTATTCCGATAAAAATTCGTAATGAATTTAAGTCTAAACAACCTCAGGTAATGACAGCAACTACGTCAATGCTTAGGACATATCGAGACACGCAAAACGATATTAGGAACTTATTGAATAATGATGAAGGGCTTAGGGCCGCTACTGGTTTTGGTGGTGAACTTGCCTCCAAAGTTCCTGGGACACGGGCTGCAGACGCAAAAGCAATTATGGACAAATTAGCTAACCGTAGTTTTGTAACTGGTATCAACGAAATGAGAGCAGCATCTCCAACCGGAGCCGGTGTTGGAGCGGTCACAGAAAAAGAAGGTGCAAGGTTTGAAAACCTTGTTGCTAGCTTGGCACAAGCGCAAACATACGGGCAGTACAAAAGCCAGTTAATTGAGCTAGACCGTTATCTGTCGGAAGTGTCTGTAGCTACTAAAAATGCTTATGAACAAGACTTTGGAAGAAACCAAACAATCAATGGTGTTTTCTCGCAAATGCCAAAGCCTTTGACACAACAACAAATGACCCCTGGTGATCTTGGTAGTGCCGCTAGGCAAGAGCTTGAAAGAAGAAAGCAAAGGAAATAGTGATGGCTATCGACCTAAGCAAGCTGTCAGACGCAGATCTTGAGGCGTTAGCAAATAACGACCTATCTAAGGTCTCTGACCTTGGGCTTAAGTACATTGCTAGGCAGCAACCTGTAGACAGGCCCATAGAAGAACGTGTTTCGCGTATCCCTGGGCTTGTAGCTAGGGGTATGGCTCCTTCAATGATGGGTGCTGCTTTCGGTGCTCCTCTTGGCCCTGTTGGTATGCTTGCTGGGTCTTTAGCTATTCCCGCTGCCGAATTAACTTCTCAAGCTTACAACCTTATCGCGCCAAAAGAATATCAACTTAAAACAACTCCTTCTCAAGCTATATCAAGTCTTTTAACGCAGATTGGTTTCCCAGAGCCGGAAACGACCCCTGAACGCATGATTACGCAGGGTTCTAGCGCGTTAGGTGGCACAGCAGCGTCAATCCCTGGATTTATGCGCTTAGGTCAGGCGGCAGTAACACCAACGGGAAGAGCAGTTTCCATGCAAATGGCTGCGGCTCCTGGTTCTCAGATGATTGCCGCTCCTGTAGGTGCTGCGACAGGTGAAGCCGTGGAAAGCGCAACAGACTCTCCGCTTGCTGGCATGTTTGCCAATATTGCGGCTGGCGGTCTAGCTGGTGCAAGGCGAGGGGAAAAACCAACGGTTCCAACAAGAGAATCAGTTAAAAACGCTGCTAGGGCGGCTTATGAGGTTGCTACGTCTGCCGGTGTTATCGTGCAGCCAACCAGTTTTCAAAAGCGTTTAAGCGATATTGAGACTACAGTCAAATCTGCCGGTTTTGATGCAGATCTACACCCTAAAGTAGCCGCTGTTCTAAGGCGTTTCCAAAATGAAGGACAAACGCCAAAAACGTTAGACGAACTAGAGATTTTAAGGCGTGTCGCAAATAGTGCTGCTGGGTCTTTGGAAAAAGATGAGCGTAGGCTTGGGCGAATGATCATCTCTAAGTTAGATGATTACGTTGAGAACCTTGGTCAGGCTGACTTGATTGGAGGGGATGCTGCTGCGGGTTCTGTTGCGCTAAAGACTGCTAGAAATCTATGGTCAAGAAGTGTTAAGACAGAAACCTTAGATGACATCATTGAGAAGGCTACAACGTCTGCATCTCAGTATTCTCAGTCAGGCATGGAAAACGCTCTTAGAGCGCAGTTCAGGCAATTGGCAAACAACAAAAACAGGTTAAGCCAGTTCAATAGCGAAGAGCAAGCAGCTATCAAGTACGTTGCTCGTGGTGGCGATATACAGAACGTCCTTCGATACCTTGGCAAGCTAGCCCCTACAGGTGTCGTGTCCGGTGGTTTATCTACTGGCGCGGGTTACTTGTTTGGTGGGCCTATTGGCGCGGCTGTTCTACCAACGGTCGGAGCGGCTTCTAGGTTTGGCGCAGAGCGAATCATGCAGCAAAACGTAGAAAACCTACGCAATCAGGTGCTTATGGGCAAGCAAATAGGCCGAGGAACGCCTACAATCTACAGTACGCCAGCAGCAATGCGAGGCTTGTTGTATTCGAATCAAGAGGCTGAGTAATGGCAAAGACAAAAATCTCTGAGTTCTCGTCAAACCCTGGCGACAACACCGATATTGACGGTATCAACATTGCAGAAGGTTGTGCGCCTTCCAACATCAACAATGCTATTCGTGAGTTGATGAGCCAACTCAAGAACCAACAGGCAGGCTCAGACGGAGACACCTTCACAACAAACGATGTCCTTACGGTCTCTGGTGTCACAGCCAACGCAGGGCGAGTAAGACTCGGAGAGGATGCAGACAACGGTTCTAACTACACAGAACTACGCGCTTCTGCATCCCTTGCTGCCAACGTAACCTTTGTGCTTCCTGCTGCTGATGGTGCGGCTTCTTCTGTTGTCCAGACGGATGGCTCAGGAAACCTGTCCTTCCAAGCCTCTACAGGCTCAGGGAACGTCGTAAGAGCATCGTCCCCTACATTGGTAACGCCTGCCCTTGGAACGCCCTCTGCGGCTGTTTTAACGAACGCTACGGGCCTACCTCTGACAACAGGTGTGACAGGTACTCTTCCGGTTGCTAATGGTGGTACTGGCATTACATCACTAGGCACTGGTGTTGCTACCTTTTTAGGCACACCTTCTTCGTCTAACTTAGCCGCCGCGGTTACGGACGAAACAGGATCAGGGTCTTTAGTATTTGCGTCCTCCCCAACGTTAGTAACTCCTAACCTTGGGACACCTTCTGCTGCGACACTCACAAATGCCACGGGCCTGCCGATTTCCACAGGTGTCTCAGGTCTGGGATCTAATGTAGCTACATTCTTAGCCACTCCTTCATCCGCGAACCTAGCGTCTGCCGTGACAGACGAAACGGGTTCTGGATCATTGGTGTTTGCATCGTCTCCTACGTTGGTAACTCCTAACCTTGGAACACCGTCGGCAGCAACCCTTACAAACGCTACAGGGCTTCCTATTTCCACAGGGGTGTCTGGGTTAGGGACAGGCGTAGCAACGGCTCTAGCGGTGAATACGGGGTCTGCTGGGGCATTTGTACCTACCACGGGATCAGGTGCTTCTGGTACTTGGGGTATCGACATATCCGGCAATGCTGCAACTGCAACATCTGCAACGTCTGCGACCACAGCCACAAACCTTGCAGGTGGTGCTGCTAACAGAGTCCCTTATCAGTCCGCATCAGGAACGACAACATTCGTTGCTGCACCGACTGTTACTAACTCATACCTAAAGTGGAATGGAACTTCATTAGGTTGGGATACGGTATCTGGTGGGGGTGGTGGGTCTGGTGATGTAGTCGGGCCTGCGTCTGCAACAGATAGTCAGATTGCGCTTTTTAACAGCACAACAGGAAAACTTATAAAAGCAGCGACAACCACGGGGCTGCTTAAGGCTTCTACAGGTGTGATTGCGGCTGCTGTGTCTGGTACGGACTATGCCCCTGCGACTTCTGGTTCTGCTAATCAATTGTTGGCAAGTAACGGTACTGGTGGCTTTACTAATCTCACAACAGGAACGGGCGTTGTAACTGCGCTGGGGGTAAACACTGGAAGCTCAGGTGCTTTTGTTGTTAACGGTGGTGCGCTAGGAACTCCCTTGTCTGGAACGGTCACAAACCTTACCGGCACAGCATCCATCAATATCAACGGTACTGTTGGGGCTACCACACCAAGCACAGGAGCATTTACCACGCTCTCTGCCACAGGCAACACAACATTTACACCTGCCGCAAGGACATCAGGGGCGGCATCTTACTTCACGGTAACGACACCTGCGGATACGGGACAGACTGCAAGCACTGAAGTTATAGGTGCAAACTATACGGCGGCTACCCGTCAATGGGCAACCGGGGCATTAACGCTCCAAAGAGAGCGTGTTTTTGCGGCCCCTACATATAGTTTTGTAGGTGCATCAACACTAACCACAGCGGTAAACGTTGATATCGCTACGCCGGTACAAGGAACCAACGCCACTATAACTAATGCTTATGCTTTACGGGCTGGAGCAAGTTATTTTACAAGCACGGTTGTGGCCGATGGGAACGTCACCTTAAATGGCGGTACAGCCAACGGAGTCCTGTACCTCAACGGCTCCAAGGTGGCGACAAGCGGTAGTGCGCTGACGTTTGATGGGACGAAATTAGTAGCAACAGCAACAACAGGTGCGGCTACAACTTATCCAGCTTACTTTGATAACAGCGGTGGAGGTGTTGGTACAGGAGTAAGAATTGGATTTAGAAATACAGGCGCATCTTACGGAGAGGTTGGTTATCTGTACGATGGAACTTTTGCAACCATCATCAATTCCGCTGGTTCAGACAGCACACGTTTATTGATCGGTGGAACCGAACAAATGCGCCTCACCAGCACAGGGCTGGGGATTGGAACGACCTCGCCTGCAACAAGGCTTCATGCAACACAAACAAGCAACGGTGCTACTGTTCGACCTTTAATGGTAGATAATGGCGGCAATTCCGGTACCTGTGTTGCTGGGATTAGTTTTGCAAATGGGGGGGTTGTTAAATCATCTATCAACGCGGCAGTGCTGAACAACGACTTTATGACGTTTTGCGTCGGTGGTTCTGGCGATACAGAACGCGTCCGTATCGGCGGCGGTGGTGAGGTTTATTTCCCAAGCGTTGGAACAACCGCCTCGGCTGCGAATGCTTTTCTTAATAACGGATCAACACCAGCAAATCAATTGCTGAGATCAACATCGTCGCTGCGTTACAAGACAGATGTTGAAACGCTTGACCACGCTAAAGCCGATGCCGTTCTTAACTTACGTCCTGTATGGTATCGCTCCAAAGCTGAGGCTGACCGCAAAGATTGGTCATGGTACGGTTTAATTGCCGAAGAAGTTGCTCAGGTTGAACCGAGGCTTGTTCATTGGTCATACCCCGAAGATCAATTTGAAACAATTGAGACTCAGACAGAGATTGAAAAGACCCGTGAAGTTGAAGTAACGCCAGCGGTTTTGGATGATGAAGGCAATGTTGTTGAGCCTGCCGTTACGGAAACAGAGACCTACACGGAAACCGAAACAAAGTCTGAGCGTAAGTTAAAAGCAGATGCTCAACTTGCTCCAGACGGTGTTCAGTATGATCGCTTGACGGTAATGCTGCTTGACATTGTGAAGCGTCAAAATCAACGCATCGAACAGCTAGAAGCAAAGGTTGCAGCAATGGAGGCTCAATGAACCTAAACCTAGCCCAAATCGAAACAAGCAAGAACCCACCAATCACTAAACCACCACTTCCTTGGCTATGAACTTAAACCTCGACCAAAACGAAATCCAATTCATCCTCAACGTGCTTGGTGATCTACCGGCAAAGACTGGCGTATGGCCTTTGATTGTGAAGATCAAGGAGCAGGCTGAGGCGCAGATAAAACCTGAAGAATCATGACACCTGAACAGAAGTCAGACATAGCCTCGGAAGCAATCAAGGCAGCACCGCCGATTGCAATCACGACTGCTGTGACTGTTGGCGGTCTGACTCTCAACGAGTGGGTTGCTATTGCTACCCTGCTCTACATTGTGTTACAGTCCGGCTGGCTTGTCTGGAAGTGGTATCACGCTATAAAAGACAAGAAGAATGAAGCACAATCTTCCGATAGTTAAAGTAGTTTGGGAAGATGCCTGCCACGACACTTTGGGTTGGGGTGATAGCCCAGAGAAAGCCAGGGAGTTTCAGGTTCCGCTTGTTGTTTCTGTAGGCTTTTTGTTATCAGAGAACAAGCAGGGCGTGAAAATTTGTCAGTCATTGACTGACGACGCAATTGCTCAGTCTCTGGTCATCCCTCGGAAGATGATCCAGAGCATAGAGCGCGGAGCTTGGCGTGGCAAGAAAGATCACCGATGATGAGTTCGTCAAGGTTTGGAATGAGATAGGTAGTCCCGTCAAAATTTCAGAGCATTTCGGGGTAGCTGTTAGAAATGTCTACGACCGTCGGCGTACCATCGAAAACAAACGTGGCATAAGACTGCCTACAAAAGATGGCAGGCTAACACTTCCTGAAAATCGCAAGCGAGCAACGCTTGACATAGAAGGCTACGTCATTGTTTTCTCTGACGCGCACTTCATGCCTGGGGAGCCATCTGTTGGCTTTAATGCACTCTTGAAACTAATCAAGACCCTAAAACCCAAGGCAATCATTGCAAACGGAGACATCCTCGACGGAGGAACGATCTCCCGTTTTGGGCCTATGGACTGGACTCCTGTTGTCAGCCTCAAGGACGAGCTTGAGGCTGTCCAGTGGCATATGGATAAGATTGCGAAGGCTTGTAAGGGTCTAGGAACTTACCTACACCGCACACTTGGAAACCACGACATACGGTTTGATCGCAGGCTTGCTGGGGCCGTTCCTGAGTTTCGAGGTATCCAAGGAACAACACTCAAAGATCACATCCCAGAATGGTCTGTAAGTTGGTCGCTCATGGTCAACGATATTTGCATGATCAAGCACCGTTTACAACATTCGGGTATTCATTCTGGATACAACAACACATTGAAAGCTGGGGTCTCTACGGTCTCAGGCCATACTCATCTTTTAGAAGTTAAGGGATGGGGTGACTATCAAGGAAGAAGGTACGGCGTGTCTACAGGGATGCTAGCCGATCCTGATGGTGAGCAGTTTAATTATTTGGAAGATAACCCGGCTCCTTGGTGTTCCGGCTTTGCTGTCCTAAAATTCTATGATGGTCTACTTCTCCCACCTGAACTCGTCGAAGTTATTGATGGAACGGCTTACTTCAGGGGAGAAGTGGTTGCAAGCTGAAGTTTTAGCGCAGAGGATCATTCGTGGATATGGTCGAAATCCTTTCAAAGATATGGCCGATGTTGGTAGCCTTCGTGATGCTAGTCATCGTCTTAGCGAAAGCCGACAATCGTTTAGCGGTGCTGGAGGAAAAGGTAAAAACATTGTTTGAATTGTTCAACAAGAAAAATGGCTAACTTCGAGCAAGCTTACGACAAGATGATGGAGGACGAGGGAGGTTACGTTCTTCACGAAGTCAAGGGTGATCGAGGTGGTCAGACCTATGCGGGCATTGCTCGCAAGATGCACCCCAACTGGGATGGCTGGCAGCACATCGACTACCAAGAAACACCTCCGACACAGTTAGTCCGAGACTTTTACAAAACTAACTTTTGGGACAAAATCAAAGGCGATGATTTAACGCATGACGTTATAGCCTCGTCCATCTTTAACTTTGCTGTTAATGCTGGCGTTCCGGTGTCCATCAAACTTGCCCAGATATGCGTTAAAACGGCCCCAGACGGCGTTATCGGAGCCAAGACGGTATCAGCACTTAACCAAGCCAATCCTGAGCTTTTTGTGGCCTATTTTGCGCTAGCAAAGATCGCTAGGTATCGTGACATTGTTACCCGTGACAGAAGCCAGATGAAGTTCATGTTGGGTTGGATAAACAGGACGCTCAAGTTATGAACCTGCTCGGCATTTCTTCCATCGTTGACTCGGTTGGCAAGGTCATTGGAGACTTGCACACTTCCGATAAGGAGCGCATGGAGCTTGAGCTTGAGGCCAAGCGTATTGACCAAGCGATTGATCTCGGTCAGATGGAAGTTAACAAGGTCGAAGCTGCCAACCAGAATATGTTTGTTGCCGGCTGGCGGCCTGCTATTGGCTGGGTTGGTGCTGGTGCGATGTTCTATCAGTTTCTCGCTTACCCGTTACTAGTCTGGGCATGGACTTGGATGCAAGCAGAACAGATTGTCCCGCAAGAGGTAAAACCTCCTCCCATGCTAGATACCGACGCTCTATGGGTTATTTTGAGCGGTATGTTGGGGATTGCTGGGATGAGGTCTTTTGAGAAAGCGAAAGGTGTTGCGCGGTAACTTCGTCTCGCACCATCTGGCCTATCTTCTGTCCGTGAATCCTGTCTATTTTTTCAATGATCGGAAGTCGTTTGCTTTTAGCTAACTTTAAAATCATCTTTGCCCAGTCCTGAACGACAAACGGCAACGCTTTTTCATACGCTGCCGTTATCTCCTCAATATCAGACGACTTAACCTGCTTGATAAGGTTGATCCACGATGCCACGGATCGACCACTCCCTAAAAGCCTTATGTTTTGCCATTGTTTCTGGGCACTCGGTTGACGGTGGAATCCAGCCGTGTTCCCTCCAGATTTCTTCGACGGGTCTGAACCGATCTTTCATCGTCTGATTCGTTATTAACTCGCGCCAACTGTTCATAGTAAGCCTTTCGGGAACGGATAGACCGCATCCTCGTGAGGAGTTCCTGGCCGTGGTGCATTGAAGAACCTCCGTTTCTCTAGTTCCGTAGGCTTCCAGAAACACTCTGGAGCCTCAGACTTGATGATGTGAATGATCCTCTCTAAGACCGGAGAGTCATCCGAAATGTTTGCAGGACGCTTTGCAAACGCCTTTTTCAGCATGGTTTGGTGGTGTACGCTTAACATATCAGAATGGCACTGAATCGTCGTCATCGACTTTGGTTGATCTTACTTCCTCTTTTGCTTGGAACTTTAGTCCCAAATACTTCCCGTCGGAACCCTCGTTGACCCATCCTGAGATCCAGTATTCAACCCCGTTAATCATTGCTGAACCTCGGTAGTCTGGGTGAACATCCTTCTCTTTCTTTTTGTTCTTGCTGATTGATCCTGTTAGTTCTTTTGGCATAACGACAACTCCATTTGATTAACTTCGTTGAGAAAAGCAACCAGATCAGCCTCGATCTTTGTTAGCTCTTCCGGTTTAGGCTCGTAACGAACAACAAACAACTGTAGATGTTCAGGAAGTCTTGGGTCGAACGAAACAAAGTCGCACCAAGTCCGTCCCGTGACGAGCATTTGAGTAAGCATTTGTGGCTTGTATTTTGTGGGAACCTCCTTAGCTAGTAAGTAATCAACGTGAGTGTTTGAGTTAGGGCACTTGATCTCAATCAGACCTGAGCCTGCAAAGCCATCAGGAGACGCTCCAAGCCACTTTATCGACTTGTGGGTATGAAATCCTGTCTGCTCGACAAAATGGCCTGTATGGACTTCGTAGGCTGCTCTGGCAACGGGTTCTTGTTCCGTACCCCATTGCATAGCTGCATTCGTGAATGAATCGCCCTGTAAACCCGTCAGACGCTCTGTGACGAGTTGAATCTGGTAGTTCCTACGTGTAGCCGTTCCAGGTTTCGCAAGCGCGTCTGAGGCCCTGCTAGCGGTTAGGTGGCCTAGTCTTGCTTTGTACCAATCATCAGTTCTTTGTTCCATGTTGCACCTTTAATATCCCTCGTTCGATCATTGCTTGCATCGTGTTGATATACGCCTGGTTCCAGAAGTCTCGACGTTCCTCGCGAGACATTTCTTTACCCTGGTCTAAGTATGCGTGACACTTAAAACACAGGGATGCTACTAAAGCATCAGATACCTTAATTCCCATGCCTTTGCCTTGGTTCCTATGAGCAGCAACTACAGTTCCATCTTCACAAAAACAAGATCCGCAAGGCAGATGCCTGCAAGCCTCAAGCAGCTTTTTGTTTGAGTACATTGATCTTCCTCAAGTCAAGTTCAGCGTCTTTCATTTCGTCTGTCCAGACTAAGCCCTTCTCGATTGCGTACTGCAATAGTTGCTCTACGAGATCCGAGAACTCAGACACGGTAAGCGAAGCAGTCGAAGGCTCGATCTCTTTGACTTGTCCTCCAGGAAGCTCAACAACACGAGATGGTAGAAACCTCGTTTTAGCCCACTCATGCCAGATATCTTGGGTATATTGCTGGCCCATAAGTTGTTCAGCACAAGCTGTCAGGATCGACCAATAAAACCGATTCTGAGCCGCTGTTCGAGGTGGTTTGGTAATAGTGACCATGTAGCCTAGTTCAACGGCTTCTATGGCCTCTATGACCCTCCTACGGTCATTCTCAGTCGTTAGTATTGATCTCATTTCTCAGATACCAGTTGTAGTTGGCTCGGAAGGCTCGTCTCTCGAAGTCGGTGAACTTGTCGTGACGCTCTGAGAACATAGCATTGACCATGCGTCTCTTGAACTCTTTGCTGTCAACGTCAAGCCACATAAGGTAATTGTCGAGCCCAGACTCGTAAAGGTCTCCGAATAAGAACCTAAGAGCGGTAATCGTTTCATCCGTAGGTCTAGTTTTGTAAGGTGCTTTGCAAGCATCATCGACCGCTAGTTGAATCACAGACCAAAGCAGTTTCTTGCATCGCTCTGTCTGGATTGAGTCCAGCAGTCCTTCTTCAAATGTGTTCAGGTTCATTTTCTTTTGTAGTAGTAGGCCCAGGATTTCCTGTAGAGTTTTTCTTTCGTTACCAGATTGCGAGCCTCCAGAGCACGAATCATCTTGAGCGCATTCTGTGGTGTGCAGCCGAATTTGTTAGACAGATCGTTGAGAGACATCTGGTCGTCGAGTGCTGCCAAGTAAGCCGTTTGTGTTGGCGTTA